CCTATGAACTGGTGGGGGATGAAATCAAACCATCTAGTGCCCTATTACCTCGTCAATGATACCCACGACACCCATTGGGCGTCGGTTGATCCCCCTGACCCAACATGAAAAAAACAAATCGAAAGCTTCTCCGCGACCTGGAGATCGTAGAACATGGATTGAAATGCAAACTGGCAACAGCACAGGCCAGAGCCGCCAAAATTCAACACCGGATCGATGCAGTAAAACTAACCAGAGAAATGGTCAACGCAGCACTTCCTCCGACTACCCCTTGACAATCCCGAAACACCACGATATAAAACCGAGAGGGCAAGCACATCATAGAACGTTCTACTACCTATAGTGGTGTAGGTATAGAGTAGTTAAAAGCTTTTAAAGCGCTTCAAACCATCCGCCCTTCCAAGGCATTCCACCACATCGGTCCATCTCATCAACACCCTGCCATCAGCACATCAACAGCCAGTATCTATCCCTGCTGGCACCTTCAAAGCCTAGTAGCCTCAAGATCATTCAAAGACTGTCTCATCAACGTTTGAATTCCGCAATCCAGCCTTCCCCGCGTGATAGATAGAGCAGTCCAACCATCAGCCAGACCCAAGCCCTGCTGAGTTGATATCGCCTCACATTTAGGTTACGGTAATTGGGCTTACCGCACCTAACTTGCAATCCCCCTTCAGGTTTGGTACCAGTCATGGTAACAGAAAGGCCCGGATTCCCTTTTTTCCATACGGCGAGGGGGGGTCCAAAAACCGAGCCGCGCTGTTCACCATTTGTCTCACATTATTCCTTTAGGACTCCGAATAAAATCAATTAGTTAGGGATATTTTCAAAAATTAGATAAATCCAAAGAGTTTGTACCGTGGCCAAAGCAACCGAAAGCCTAATTCCGGAAGTAATTGGCAATCCGTCATTTCCCTCCCCCAAGGGTTTGAAGATTCCGAAGAAGTTGATGGAACAGATTCTGAAAACTACATCGGGGAGGAAGCGCGAGCCGAAGGCTGTTGCGTGGTTTTTCCGTTTCATGGAGACGGGTCAGGCTACGCAATCGGTTTTGGATGTGGGTTTCAAGAATGCTCAGCCATCCTGGAAGGCTTACACTCTCAAGCAGCAATTCGCGGATGTATTCCCCAGCGCCGTTATGTTCCAGAGGCAGATGTTGGAGGCTCAGTCGGTTCGGATGCACGGTTATGTCATGGATGTAGCGATGGACCCGAAATACGCGGACAACCCTCAAATGTTGACGGCGGGGGCAAAATCGGCGGATTCAATTTTAGACAGGGGGGACATGCCGAGGGGTGCTGCGATCAAGGGTTTGGACACCGCTCCTGGGGGGGAGAAGGCCGTGCAGAGTGCTCACGAGATGCTGGACAGGTTGGTGGAGATGGACGGAATAGAGGCTGTGCGCTTGATGAAGGGGATTGCCGACTACAAGCTTTACCGGGATTACCTGGAGGAGAAGTGGCCGCAGGTTTTGATTGAGGTGAATACTGATGAGTAAGCCCATGACATCGACGGAGATGCTGGAAGCGGCGAAGGCTAGGCTGTTGGTGAAGAGACCCGAAACAAAAGTAAACCTGCGGTTTGCAGCTCGGGATGGCTCTCATTTCAGGATCGCGCATGGGGCGGATGGTTATATTGCGACCTCAGAAGACGGCACCACCTGGACCGAACGGTAAACCAATGATCCTCTCCCGCCAAGGAAGGCGCGCATGACCGAGCAGACCACGAGTCTTGAACTGAGGACCGACCTTTCGCGCCAATTGAGGGAGGGGGCCACGGCGTTCAAGCTGGGGGGGTACGACCCTTATCCTTTCCAGCGCCAGTACCACGCCTGTTACGAGGGACGGTTTACGTCTCCCCACCAGGGTCCGAAGGAATCCGGCGTGCCTGCCAAGCAAATCCTGGATTCCGCCGCCAATCAGGTTGGCAAGACCACCGTGGGCGGGACCGACATCGCAATTCATGCCCTGGGCGATTACCCAAAATGGTGGGGGCACGACTGGCCCAACCTGACCGAGTTGCTGCGGGAATACCCTGAAATCTGGACCGGCGGCGAGAACAACGACCGGGTGCGGGACATCATGCAGTCGGATCTGATGGGCGAGGCCGCGGACCCCTCCAAGCTTGGCTCGGGGTGGATTCCGAAAGACCGCATTGTTTCCATGGTCAAGAAATCCGGCGTCCCCAACGCCCTGGATTCCGTCACGGTGCGCCACAAGGCCGGCTTCAACGTCACCATCAAGTTCAAGGCTTATTCGGCGGACCTGCTGGACTGGGCGGGCACCCCGGTGGCCCTGATTCACCTGGACGAGGAGCCGCCCCGGGCCTACTATTCGCAATCCCTGGCCCGCACCATTTCCACCCGCGGCTACGTCAAGATGACATTCACTCCCGAGAAGGGCGCCACCGAGCTTGTTTCCGCGTTCAGCACCAACCTGAAACCCGGCCAATGCTTCCTCATCTCCGGATGGGACGACGCCAAACACCCGGACGGGCGCACCCACCTGGACCCGGAGCATCTGGAAGCGCTGCTCGCGGCCTTTCTCCCGCACGAACGGGACATGCGTTCCAAGGGCATCCCCATCCTCGGCGCCGGCATGGTGTTCCCCGTGGCCCTGGACAAGATCGTCATTGATCCGCAGATGCTGCCCCTCTATGCCCGCCGCATCTGCGGCATGGATTTCGGCTCCGGCGGCGTCAATCATCCCACGGCGGCCGCCTGGTGGGCCTTCGATTTCGACGCCAAGATAGCCTACCTCTACGCCTGCTACAAGTCTCTGGAAACCAGCCTCGGCATTCACGCCACCGCCGTCCGCGCCAAAGGCCCGTGGATACCGGTCGCCTGGCCCCACGACGGGCACCGCAAGGAGGCCTACGCCACCGAAGGCATCGCCAACGCCTACCGCGCCGCCGGGGTCAACATGCGCCATACGCACTTCGCCGACCCGGACACCGGCACCAACGCCGTCCAGCCGGGCATTACGGCCATGTACCAGGCCATGGAAGGAACCTCCCCGGATTGGACCATCAAGATTTTCAACACCTGCCACGAATATCTCCAGGAACACCAAATGTACCACCGCTCGGAAAAGGACTCGTCTATCGTGCCGGTCAACGACGACGTGATCTCAGCGGCGCGCATCGGCTTCCGGTCTGCGCGTTACGCACGGCAGGAGGAGTTCCACCGGCAAGTTCACGTTCCCGGCGTGGCGGAAGGCGCGGGAACATGGAATCCAACACAGGGGATGTGACATGAATAGTGCTCAAAAGCGCGAGATCACCATCCTGAAATCTAAGTTTGGTGGAAATGTCTCCACGCATGAGGAGGACGGGCGCCTGACTGTGGCCGTTATCCTCCCCAAATTCAACAAAACGCTCAGTGTCCAGATTGACCAAAAGGGCGATGCGTTTGTCGGATTGCACAGCGATATCGCCGTGGAGTTAACGCCGTATTTACAGGATCAGGAGGATATGTTGGGAACGATAAAGCCCGAGTGCTTGGATGACTTTGTTGATCATCTAAACCAGGGGATGTGACATGGGTATTGAAGATGTTTTTAACATATTCGGTGGCGGCGGTGGAGGAGGAGGCGGCGACGGCGGTTTCAGCCTATACCTCGAAGAGCTGAAAAAAGAGCAGGCCAGGATGGAGGACCTGGAAGGGCGCGAACTCGAGCAGGCCGAAACTTCCGCGGATTTGCGCCGGGGGGAATATTTGGACCGCACCGGGTTCGCCGGACTGGTCAACGTCGGGGAGTCCGTCCAACGTAGCGATGCCACATTGGCCGCGCAGGTCGCGGGCCTGGCAGAAGACGATCCCGCCCGGGTGGCCTATGAGGATGCGCTGGCCGCCGAAAGGGAAGACCGGACAAGCCAGACCCGCCTGATCTCGGGCGAGCAATACAGGGCCGAGGACGCAATGGCCGCCCTGGAGGCGCGGCTCGAAGAGGGTTTGTTGAAAAACCAGCCGGGAACCCTCCGCTCGGATTACGGAAAGTTCATCGAAAAGTACGAGTGGTACGATGATGATTTCCTTGCCGACCTCGCTGCGCGGGAGAAAGCCAATGAAGAAAAATCCGCCGGAGAGGTAACAGACAGAGTAGGCCACAATAAAAGACGGTGGGACAGGGTTCGCAGAAAGTTGAGAAGCCCCTTCTAATGACCCCCGAGAAAAAGAAAAGGCCCGCCCGCGCCCAGCGGAAACCCATGAAAGAGAAAGCCCATGCCGACTTTCGCTGAACAGATCATCATGGATAACGATTACGCCCACTCGCTGCGGACGCGATGGGAAACCCTGTGGCAGGACCTCGCGGATTACGAACTGCCCTCGATGGCCGACTTTACTCAGCGTATTTCTCCCGGCCAGCAGCGCGGCAGCAAGATCGTGAACTCTATCGGTGTGCTGTCCGCCAGGGAGTGCGCGATCCGCGTCAATGCGTTTTTGACCGGCGACGGCACAAACTGGTTCGACCTCCGCATCCCCGATGCTTGGATCGAGAACGATCCCCAGGTACGTGGTTGGCTTGATCAGTTAAAGCAGGTCATGTACGCCGTTTTCAACTCGCCCGGATCGGGTTTCGGCACCGCCAAGGAGCCTACCTACCGCCAACTGACGGTGTTCGGCAACGGCCCGTTGTTTATCGGCGAAACGGCGGCGGGTTGGCCGGTGTACCGCGCCGAATTCCTGGGTAATTGCGCGATCTGGACCGATGACGACAACAAGGTAATCGCCCTGTTCCGCGAGTACCAGAACACCGCCTGGGGGCTGGCCCGCCAGTTCGGCGAGGAAAATCTGCCGCATTCCGTGAAAGGTGTGCTGGCCACCGAGCCGCAACGTAAATTCACCTGTGTTCATGGAGTCCGCCCGCGCATGGACACAGACCCGTTCGATATTGCCGGCAAGCCGTATATCGAAGGGTATGTCTTGAAAGAGACGGGTGATTTGTTGGAAAAAGCTCGCGGATATTGGGAATTTCCCTGGGTTTTCCCCCGCTGGTCAGTCAGTCCCAACGAGTCCTACGGGCGCGGCCCCGGCGAGGATGCGATCCAGGATGTGAAAGGCCTCCAGCGCATGGAGACGGACGTCATCAAGCGCGTTTCAATGGATGTCGATCCAATGTGGCTGACCGACGACGAATCCGGAGCATCGCCACGGATCAATCAGGTTCCCGGCGGGATGGTGTATGGGAGGCAGGACGTGAAAGGCAATTGGAACATCGAGGCCCTGCGCCCGTCGGGTTCGGCCAACGACGGCATGGCCATGATCGAGAAAAAGGAAAGGCTGGTGGAATCGCTTTTCTTCCTGGATGCCTTCAGAATGGTGGAGAAGATCAGCAAAAGCGGTTCGGTGGTCCATATGAGCGCCACGGAGTTCGCCGGGCGCCAGGCGGAGCAGTTCCGGTTCGCCGGGCCGCCCCTGGAACGCCAGCGCGCGGAATTCCTGTTCATGGTCATATCGCGTACAGCGTCCATCCTGATCCGCAACCGCAAGGTGCCCCCACCTCCACCGCAGTTGCGGGGCGCGCCGATACACGCTGAATATGTTTCGCCCATGGGCAGGGCGCGGCTGATGAGCGATGCCTCTCCGGTACTGGAACTGATCGGCGACATGATTCCGCTGGCCCAGATCGACCAGAAGGCGCTGGACATCATTAACGTGCCCCGCGCCGGTCGTGTGCTGGCCCGGGCCAGGCACGTGCCGCAGGAAGTGCTCAATTCGCCCGAAGAAATCGCCGCGGTGCAGAAAGCCCGGTCGGACGTCGCCGCGGAAGCCCGGCAGACCGAGCAGATGGTGGCGGCGGCCGGGGCGGCCAAGGACAGCGCCGGGGCGCTCAAACTACTGGGCGAAGGAGGTGAGGCATGACCGAATGGATCGGAAAAAGCGCCGACTTCCTGGATCGCATCCCGGTTCGGTTCCGGCGCGGGAGCCTCCCGTCGCATTATCGGACGGCATTCGATACGGATTCCGGAAGGATCGTGCTGGCGGACCTGCACCGCAAGGCCGGGATCATGCACTCCCATGAAGGCTTGACGAACGAGCAATTGCAATATTCCGCTGGGTTCGGCGATGCTGTTTTCCACATTGATAAAATGCTCCGGCTGAAAAATCAGGAGCTTACACAACTAGCGAATATGGAGACGATCGATGACTGACTCAACAGCAGGTGGAGACGGCGGCGGAGGTGTGGATTTTCTTACCAGTCTGCCAGCGGAAATGCAAAGCGATGGAGTGCTTAAACCTTTCGCCGGACCGGATGGTGGCGCAAAGCTCGCCAAATCCTATT